CTCCTTTATTATTTCTTCGTAATCATGCAACACGTCATCAAGGAAGCCTACGAGTTTCGCAAATGCGCTATCGAATGTGATGAATTGGAATACTCGCAGAATGATGGCGAATGGCGAACTTGCTTGTTAGACGGTGCGGAATTTCTCGAATTGAGTAGCAATAAGTACGAAAACGAAGAAATTAAAGACGCGCTGATTTGGGCAACTAAATCAAATCACGCTGATTTGCGAGTAAGCAAAATCGACGAACTGGCAAACCAATGGGAGGAAGCGGCATGAAAGCATTAACCCAATACCTGACAGACGAAGCAAAGCAGGCGCGGCGCGAATTTATGCAAAAGGTCATCGCCCTGCCCTTTAATCCAAAAATCAAAGCCATGCCGTGCAATGCCGGAGCGAAGCACCCTGACATCATGTTGGGCAATGCCCGGCTGATTCTCTTGAGACACTTTAACGAGATGGTTTCACGGCTTGAGCGCAAAACCGACCACAGCCGCGCGGTATTGACTGCAGCGCAATACGGAATCTTCGACATCAATCAACTTTCGCAGTAGGTAAAAAATGAAATACGCAATTCGCACAGTTTTAGCCGTGGGAGCGATCACAATCGCGGCTTGTAGCTTTTCAAACAAGGCAGAGAAGCCGGAAGAGCCTGAAACCATCAGCCAAGAAGCTCAAATTGAACAGACATACGAAACCATGCCGGACGAAGTAAAGGTCATGGGAGATGCGGAGATTAAGCCATGCACATTTTGACAGGCTGCTATATGGCCAAACCCAAAGGCCATAGCCATATCAGCAAACATTGCGGTGCACGAATGAGAAACGAAAACGGCGTTTGGCACGTTTGGCAAGACGTTGAGCATTCGCCCGAAACACTCACGCGCTGATTCTGAAGAAAAACGCAGGGCGCAAGAAAGTCAACGAGAAAACATTTAAGACAAAAGCGGCGGCTGAAAAGTATTTCAACAAACTCTTAGGAAATTAAAAATGACACACCCGACAAAAACAAACGCAATGGCAATTAAACAATTTTTCGATAGCGACGCGGCCAAACGGAAAATGCAAGAACTGATTGGCAAAAACTTTGCAAGCTTCGCAACTTCAGCCATGCAGATTGTCAACTCAAATAGCCTTTTACAAAACGCAACGCCAAAATCAGTGTTTAACGCAGCTTGCATGGCAGCAACGCTGAATCTTCCAATCAACAACAGCTTAGGCTTTGCGTATATCGTCCCTTTTCAAAATCGAAAAGAGAACGTAACAGAAGCGCAGTTTCAGCTTGGTTATAAAGGCTTCATTCAGCTTGCACAGCGAAGCGGACAATTCAAGCGAATCAACGCCTGCCCTGTTTACGACACAGACGAAGAAGAAGACGTTTACCAACGCTTGACATCTCTCATTCCACGCAAGCCAAGCGGACAAATCATCGGATATATCGCCTATTTCCAGCTTTTGAATGGCTATGAGGCGAATCTGACAATGGCGATGGAAGAACTTGAAGCACACGCCAAACGATACAGCCAAACATACAAGCGCGGCTTTGGCGTATGGGCTGACAACTTCGAGGCGATGGCGAAGAAAACAGTTATCAAGCTGTTGCTTTCCCAGCAGGCACCACTGTCAATCGAAATGCAAAAGGCGGTTTTAGCCGACCAGGCAATCGTAAAAGACGTAGAGGCCGAAGAGTTTGAATATATTGATAACCAGCCCACGCCGGCAGAAACGCCAAAACTGGCGGTTACCGATGAAATGTTTGAGCAACTCAAAGAAAACATCAGCACCGGCGATATTGATATTCAGACGGTCTTAGACAGTTACGAATTGTCAGAAGAGCAGAAAGCGGAATTGGATAAATTATGAGAATCCGATGTTCATCAATTCACAAGATTATCGGCGAACCAAAAAGTAGAGCCGAAAAAGAAGCCAACGGATTAACACAGACGGCCAAGTCTTACGTTATCGAACGCCTGAAAAACGAATATTCAGGCTTCGAGAGCTTCACAGGGAGCAAAGAAACCGAAAAAGGGTTATTGCTTGAAGATGAAGCAATCCGTTGCAGTGGCCTGATTCGCGGCTTGATGTACAAGAAAAACACCGAACGGCGCGTCAATGATTGGATTACAGGCGAATGTGATATTTACGATCCGAAGCGTCAAACAATCATTGACACAAAATGCTCATGGGACATCGGCACACATCCATTCTTTCTAGAAGAAGCCGAAGCCAAAGCAGAAAAGGCAGGCTATGGCTGGCAAATGCAAGGCTACATGTGGCTTTTTGATTGTGAAAAGGCTGATATTGATTTTTGGATTTTCCCAACGCCAGAAGAGCTTTTAAAGCCTTATGACGATGTAGGCAATTTGGTTGAAGCGGTTGAGCGTCTGCCGTTTGAAAAACGACTGACAACAATCACAGTGTACCGTGATGAAAACGCAATCAACCAAATCAAGCGAAAAGCAGAGGCGTGCTTTGAGTATGCCGAAAAATTGAAACAGGAATTTGAGAAAGGTAAACCATGTTGAATAAAGTAATCCTAATTGGCCGTCTTGGCCGTGATCCTGAAACGCGCTTCATGGCGAAGGCGAAGCTGTCTGTAACTTTTCCGTAGCTACAAGTGAAAAGTACACCGACAAAAACGGCCAACGCCAAGAGGCCACAGAATGGCATAACGTGACCATGTACCGCAAACTGGCAGAGATTGCCGGGCAATACCTGAAACAGGGCAGTCAAGTGTACATCGAGGGCAAAATCAAATCCCGTAAGTACACCGACAAGAACGGCGTGGAGCGCACGGCTTACGACATCATCGCCAATGAGATGAAGATGTTGGGCGGTAATAGCCAAGCGGCGCAGGAATATCCGAAGCAGCCGCAAGGCAATGACAAGCCTGCTGAAGATATTGAAGACGTGCCGTTTTAAATAAACCCACAGGCAGGCGGCCTAAAACATCCAAGCCGTTGAGAGGACGGCCTCACGAAAGGAAACGGAAATGACAGCAATAACACCTTTTCAAGTATCAGTAACGTTATTATGGGGCGCAATTTTAATAAATTACGCATTACTTGTTTATAAAGTTCGGATTAAAAAGCAAAAATTCTCAGAAGCGGCAAAGTGCTTATATCCATCAGTATTTATGATTTGCGCCTTTGGCTTCGGTAATTTACTGATGTGGACGTACCTGCTCACAAGCGGAATCATCACGATTAAATAGAGGTTGTTATGAAAGCAAGCGAAATGCAAGCCGCGCGTAAGGCGGCGAAGAAAGAACAAGCCGTCAAAAAATACGCACGAGACAACATCGGCAACCAACGAGCCGACCGCAACAAACTGGCAAATATTGCTGTGATCCAAGTGCAAAACAAGCTGTCTTTGCGTAGCGGCGTACCTCAAGACTTAGACAGCAAGCTGACAGAAAATATCAAGAATCTCATGCACTATCAGGCGTTGGTTTACGACAACGACCGAAGCAGTGTAACCGTGTTTGAGAAACTTATCCGCGCCATGCGTGTTGTTGCCTGTATCTACGCAGATAGCGACTTGAGCAAGACAACCAACGAAGCACAAGCGGCAATTGAGCAGCTATCAGAATCAGACGACCTATCGCCGAATCAACGCCGTGAGATTTTGAGGCCTGTTCTTCGCTTGACCGAATATCAGGAAGCATACGGCGAAATTATCCCTGAACGCACAGTGTCAAAAATCGGCCTGTATTGTGCAAGCGTACAAATCGCACTGTACACAGCGAGCCTATACAATCGCCAGAAACGTTATATTCAAGCGTTATTCGACATCATCAACGGCGAATCGTTACGCACGATTGCCAAGAAGATAAACGAAAAAGAAAACGTATTGCGCGAAGAGGTATTAAACGCCGCATGGCACTTCTTCCGCGTGGCAGAGTGTAACAGTGCCGTTCAGCCGGTGAACAGTATTCCCGAATTGCGACAAGACGGCTACAAGGTACTGGCAGACTTTGAACGACTGAAAGATTTTATTCAGACGGCCATGCAGAAAATTCTGATTCCGTTTGAGCAAAACACGGGAATCAGCCTGATTAATTACAACCAATTCCGCAAAGACTTGGTACAAGCGGAAATTATTTAAAAGGCATAAAGAAAATGAGTAAAAATTCAAAGCAGCGAGAATTTACATTCAAATACAAGTTTGGCGGCAAGGAATGGGCGGCCTCCGTGTTTGCTGATACCGCTGAAGAAGCAAAGCAGAAAATTAGAGCGCAAGCAACGGCGGTTTATGAGGGCGAAATTGTGGCAAAGGTGCCCGTGTTGTATGGGGTTTCTTTTTTTAAGCGTTTTTTTAAAAGATAGGCAGGAAGAAAATGAAATTTCTCAAAATTAAAGAAGTGATGGAGAAAACAGGTTGCGGCAAAACCAAGATATATGCCATGATTAAGCGTGACGAATTTCCGCACCAATACAAGATTGGGATGGCCTCAAGATGGCGATCTGATGAAGTAGAAAACTGGATTAAAACGCGCCCAATTTCGTAGCAGAAAATCAAAAGCGGGTATTAAATCGGGTATGATTCAGGCGGCAATAACAAATATTCTTTAATTTACAGTAAGTTAGACTTAAAATGCTTTTATTCATTGAAAACTGTTATCGCCGTTCGCAATAGTCCGTATTGAATCATATCGTTTTGAAAAATCTGAATTTAAGGCTACTTCTTGTCCGTTGTTGTTCGCTCTAGTGCGTGGCAATCCTTGAAAAAAGTGGGTATGATTGTGGGTATCCCCTCACACATACCCGCTTTTTTTATGCTTAACGATACCCAAATCCGCAAGGCTAAACCACAAGAAAAGCCTTATAAATTAACCGATTCAAACGGACTGTACATCGTAATAAATCCGAACGGCTCAAAACTGTGGCGTTATCGCTTCAAGATTGACGGCAAGGAATCCGTCTTTTCAATCGGCGCATATCCTGAAGTTTCATTGGCCGAAGCGCGTGAGAAGCGCAAGGAAGCGCGATTACTTGTTCAGCAGGGTATTAACCCAGCTAAAGACAGGGCGGACAGGAAACGCCAAAACACGCGCCAAAACAAAAACACGTTTCAGGCAATCGCTGAAGAATACTTTGCAACCAAAACAATCAGCAAAGGCAGCATAAAGGCCGCGCAGAGTATGCTTGAGCGTTATGCCTATCCAATTATAGGTGATACGCCAATCACCAAAGTAACGCCGCGCCAAATCATGGAATGTTTAGACGTTTGCAAAGACAAAGGCGTTGTCGTTTCGGGCATATACACGCGCCAACACATGAGCGCAGTTTTCCTATACGCCATCCGTACAATGAGGGCTGAGGTTGACCCTACTCTTGCGTTTGCAGGGTATCTCAAGCGCCCTGAAATCACACACGCCAAAGCCATGACCGTTGAGCAAATCAAGGCGTTCAAAAAAAGCCTAGAAAACTATAACGGCTCATTTGTCGTTAAAAAGGCCGTGCAGTTGCTACTTTACACAGCCGTCAGAACAATTGAAGCAAGGCGGGCGGAATGGGTCGATATTGACCTACAATCAGGCATTTGGCGAATCCCTGCCAACAAAATGAAGAAAGCGCGATTGCACATTGTGCCGTTATCGGATCAGGTTATTGAGATTCTAAAAGAGTTGCAGGCGTTTACCGGATCAGGCCGCCTATTATTCCCAAATAGCAGACGGCCTGATGATATGATTTCCGCGACAACCATCAACAGGGCTTTAGAGTATATGGGCCTGACAATATCAGGGCATGATTTCCGCGCGACACTCGCAACTAATCTGTCAGAAATGGGCTATGAGCATGAGCATATCAAGGCGCAACTCGCCCACGCTAAAGATAACCAAACAGACGCGGCCTATTTTCACGCGAAATACATCACGCAACGCAGGCATATGCTGCAAGATTGGGCTGATTTTATAGATTCGCTTTAAGTTTATTTTATTAAAAATCAGTGTTTTAGATACTTTTTGATAAATTTGTCAAAAACCTCTTGCATTACCGCATTAAAAGAGGTAATATACACACATAGGGATACTACTCACAAGGTAATAAAAATGAACGAAATTCAAAAAATCATCAACATCATTGAAAACGACGATGACTGCTTTGCTTTTTATGGTATTCGCGCCACCACCGAAGAACATTTAGCCGGCGAAGAGTTGAGTAATTCATTTGTTTGGATTGACGGCGAAAAAACCGAAGAAGAGTTAGACGGAATCAGCACTATGGGGATTAAAGACTTGACCGAAGAAGCTGTTATTCGCGCAATTAAATGCCTTGGCCGTGACGCTTGCGAATATTTCGGCGTTAAAGCAAATGTATTTCACAGCTATGTCGGGCAGAATTTTGTTTTGATTAAAGGCGATTCTGCCACCGCTGGCGACGATAACGGCGAATGGGTAATCAAAAACCCTGTTGTAGTGGCTGTATTGTAATAAACCCAAACGGATTAAATCACGGCAGACGATTTAATGTTGTCTGAAGATGGGGATTTGTATGATTGAAAATGCGGAATTAGGCTACACGCCTGCGAACCTAAAGGCACTGCGCCGTGAGCATGGACTAACGCAACAGAATGTTGCCGATATAACAGAATCAACACTAAAAACCGCCCAAAAATGGGAAACAAGCCCGAATTTGAAAAGTTACGCCAACATGCCTCACACTAAATGGCTGAAATTGTTGGGATATTTGAAGAATAAATGAGAAAAAGGCCGCCTGAAATTCCAGACGGCCTTAGTTTTATCGAAGAGTATCAGACAACGCCTTATGCCGTGCCTTACAGTCATTGTACAAGCCGATGACTTGTAACGACCACGGCAACACATCCGCGCCTGTTCCGCCCTCAAGTTTAGGCAGGTTTGGGCATGGCTGCACAAGGTCGGCAGGCGGTTTAATTGCCGTCGGCAATGGCGGCGTTGATGATTGACAGCCCATCAGAATCAACACAGGTATTCCGAAACACAGGCTTTTCAACAATCTTCTGCACTTGCACATAACGCACCCTTTCCTTTTCTTCTCGCACCGCTTTGCCCGACTGATACGCGGCGGACGATTCGCGGTCTTGTTTCGCCTTTTCAATCGCGGAATCTTTCAGGCGGCCTGAAATTTCCGCCGCCATTGATTCACGTCCGCGCTTGTATTGGGCGGCATGGTCGTATTGCCACGCGCCCACAATCAGCACAAGACAAACCGCGATTAGAATCAGTTTCCAGTTTTTAAATAGCAGGCTGTTCATAGGTTTTTAACATTGCTTTGTAGTTTTTAATCTCGCTTTCGGCAAATTCAAACGCTTTAAAGTCAGCGTTTTCGCCCGCCTGTTTGCGTTTTTCTTCCCATTCAGCGATACGCGCTTTCAGAAATTCGACAGGATTCATGGCTACTCCTTAAACGTGCAAGCCCGGCAAATAGACAGTCTTGCCGCTCTTCTTGGTCGCTGTCATGATTTGGTTACGCATTGGGCTGTTACGGCGGAAACCTACATGCACCCATGCGCCATCACCACGTTCAGGAAACTCAAGAATCAACTGGTCAAAGGTCAGTTTGCCCTCGTCCCGCATT